CTGTTACATCATCTGAATCATAAATGAATAATAAATGATACCAAGCAGAAGAATCCCTAAATAACTGAGATGTATCGAAGTCGTAATTACTACCAGTTAGATGGACTCTAATATTATCATAGCTAAGTTTAATATTAGATTCAGCACCAAGAGTAGCGCCCAATAACCAATGCTGCCCAGCACTACTATCTAAATTACCTCTTTTAACCCAAACTGAATATGTAAACTTATTAGCATCAGTTGGTACTACGCCCCACACCTTACTTAGATAAGCACTATCATCATCATTAAATCTTAATGAGTTATCAATATCATAGCCACCAGCAGAGGTCTTTGCTAAACCTGTGTTTAGTACACTCATTATGTAGCTAGAGCAGCACTTGCTGATAAATATACATTAGTACCATCTGAGTAATAACTAACAAGATATGTTCCTGCTGTTGATATATCCCAAGTAGAACTTTTCTTAACCTCAGAACCAGTAGCGATAGTATGACCAGACGCATTAATAACGGTAATAAATCCAGATTGTCCAGCAGTTTCATTTGTAAATTCTAAAGTATCAGGACTTGCTGCTGGAGTGTATTTAAAGTTATTTGCTGTGTTTAAATCTAATGTGCCATCAGTTACTACGCTTGGAGTACCTCTCTGTGAGCCTGTCCAAGATTGGTCTTTTGTTAAATCTAAAGTAAATTCCTCTGATGCTAAGGCTAAACCATCACCTGCTGTGTAGGTAGTATCAGTATCTGTATCAGTCCAAGGTACGTTTACTACTGCTTGACCAGTGCCGTTTAACTGAACACCATAAGTTCTGCTCGCTGTAGTAGTTACTGCATTTGCTGCTGTACTTTGAGCAGTTCCATCTTCTATCTTTACTAAGCCTTCAGTAGAAGTGGTTGCTGTTGAATATGTAGTATCTGTATCGGTGGTTTGTGCTACCCAAGATAATTGAGCAGAACCATTAGTCTTTAACACATACCCAGCAGTACCATCATCTTGTGGATACTTAAGACCATCTAGAACTACATCACCAGTACCGTTTGGTGTGATTGCTATATCACCGTTAGATGCTGATACTATTGAGTTTCCATTAACATCTAAATCTCCACCTAGTTGAGGCGTAGTGTCATTGACTACATTGGGTGACTTTCTTGAAATTGCCATTGTTCATCCTCTTATCTTATTAAGTAGTTAGCTGAAGAATCCCGCTTGTGTTCCACTTGATTGTTAGGTCGTTATTTACATTGTCTTGATTAGAGACAAAGTCAATGTATCCCAGTAAAGGTGAAGTAGAATCAGTACCTGTAGATTTATAAATCACGGCGTAGCGTGCCGTACTAAATCCCGATGCATTAGAAGCCCATGTTACATTTGCTGCGTCATACATAGCATCATTAGTAGTAACTGTAGTTACTGCCGTAGAAGCCAGTGTTTCGCCGCCAGTGGTGTAACCACCGCCGCTCGCCATTTCATTAGTTATATCATCATAAAAATCATGCGCTACTGATGGAGTGTATGTACTCGAGTGTAGTGAGACCTTGATAGTGTCTGTATCTAAGTCGATTGTACCGTCTAAAATATCTTTAGTGGCTGTGTTGTAAAAAGTAATGGATGCCATTTTTGTTCTCCTGTGCTTATGCTACCCTGATAATTGCAGTTGTACTGCTTGGTGTTGGGAATGAGATTGAGAAGGTACCGTTAGATACATCCTTATCCACTCCAAAATCTAAGACCACAACTGCCTTATTACTACTAGTGCTATTGTATATCAAAGCACCCCTAGCCGTAAAGGTAGCGGAAGTCCAAGAAGTATCGCTAAAATCAATAAAACCCGTGGTGCCTGATACGGCAGGGTCTATATTGGTCAATGTGTTGCCTCCGGCTGTATATCCAGTGCCTGTTACTTCGCCAGTCGTAGTGTATGCTGTAGTAGTAGCACTTAGACTAGCAGAAGAAGTGTACAACGCCATCTTAAAGGTATTACCTCCAGAGGCATTGAAATCATGTAGTGCCTCAAGTATTTCTTTCTTAAACGAACTGCAGAGCGCTTGTGTAATTGCCATTATGCTTCCCCTAATGTAAGTGAGCGTGTACGGTACTCATCGGTACGGTTTCTTAAATTTTCTTCTATCATTACTCTCTGTAGTGCTTCCTGGTATTTAACAGTGTAGCTCTGTGTGAGGTCTGGTGCTTCTTTCATAAATAAAGATGCCTCTACCAAACACGCATACAGTAGAGCATCAGGTGCGTTGATGCTAATCCATGTAGTAGTTGTAGATGAAGACAGTCCACTAGGCCTATAAGTATAACTCATCTCTACTGTAGTATCAGCAGAAGGAGATGGTACTATGTAAATAGTATCGTTATCCCAATGTGCATAATATCTAGGTGAGCCCTCCACACTACGGTCAGAAATATAATCATCCATAAAACTCTTGTCTTTCTGTAAGAGGTAAGTACGAGCGCCGGTAGAAGATACTGCCTGTAAAGAGCGTAATACAGCAGCACCTGAGGGCATAGACAAGAACTCGTCTCCCTTACTCAAGGTTGCTGTAGCATCTTTTCTGGCTGCATTTAAGTCCGTGTCTCTTAGTATACGTACCTCAGCAAGCTCAATAATAAAATCAATCTCGCCTGTGAAGGTGGTCTCAGAGTTAGCTGTCCAGTCTTTAATAGATTGTACTAATTGTGCATATGTCATGATATAGTCACCGTAACTGAGTTTACTGAGCCTGTGGGTTCAAACCCTCTGAACATTGTACCAATAGGAGTGTCCCCTGTCGATATGTCTGTCGCTGCAATATTGCCTTGGTTTGCCTCTACATCTACATCAGGCCTAGGTTGCATTAATGCTTCAGCGTCGTTAGGTGTTCTCCCTGGAAACTCCAAAGGGGACTTCTCGTCGAAACATTCAGAGCACACTTTAAAACCTGTCCATTCTAGTAATAAAGTAGTGTATTTTACCTCTACACCACAGCGGTCACACATACTCCTAGCATATTTACCTGAGGCATACTTAGCCATTATAGGCGTCTCCTAGCAGGTACAAAAAAGCTACTAGAGCGTTCTCTGTCCTCATCCAACGCACGCGTCAGCTCCTCTTCGTATACTGATTTAAGCAGTGTAATTCTATCAGGCATTTTCTTCATACTTATGTAATAAGCAAGACCCGCAACCAACGCAGGTAAGAATCTAGTTGGTACATCTACTGTCTTAAGACTAGTGCCTACATCCTCTATCTTCTCCATCGCGTAATACTCGATGGTATCTGTAGCGTTCTCTGGGGCAGGCCATACATACAAAGTAGGAGTGCTTGTTCTCTCCAGATAGTATTGAGATGGTCTAGCTTGTGTTGTCTTATTAGGGCGGGCATGGTAGTCCGCTCTTGAGATACGCGCCATAGATAACTCTGCAGTAGAGCGCTTACTGTTTACATCTAGCAAGTCTATGACTTTACCATCTAAAGTATATGAGGCAGTACCTTTAACCAACGCCTGGGAAGTCTTATTTACCTTCCATAGGTGTATACCTCTGTTGCCCCACTCCTGAAGCATGATATTCATACTACGACGCGCAGTTTTAGCGTCATAACCACTACGGAGTTCTAATCCGCACCTTTCATACGCCTCCTCACAAATATCTGAGACATCTAGGTTAAATGCTGTAGTTCCTGAAGTGGCCACTTAGCTGCTCCTATGACTTAGATAACTCTAAGATAATACTATATGTATCGCCAGCACTAGCACCTACGGTGGTAAATGAGATATCTCCTGTTACACCCGAGCCTGCATTGTTATTGACCCCCCCGAAAGACCTAAAGTCTAAGTGTGTGGCCTCATCTGCAGGCGCTACTACTGCCAATACATCTGCAGTAGCATCGAACAACACACTAACAGCCATGCCGTTAGTCATTGCCCATACGCGCATAACTTTAAGTTTTGAAGGTGCGTTTAGTAGTGCTGAGGCATCTGCCTTTACTACCGCTGTTTCGCCTGTACCATCTGATACATTTGTAAATTTCATAACAACGGTCTTAGAACCGTCCATGATAGTCTGACTTGTTACTGAATCTGCCATATTGACTCCTATGAGAAGAGGGGCTTCGCCCGCTCATTGAAAAGATACCCTATTATAACTTAATTCCACACAATAAAAA